CAACATTTCCAGCAGTTGCGATGATGTTTGAAACGTTGGCGTATGACCCGATGACATTTCCGCGGATGTCAATGTTTGCGATGGATGGGAGAGTTGAAGTGACACCGGTCAGCTGGGACCCGTTGCCGATGAAGTACGCGGCTGTCACGTTACCATCGGTAGCAAAGCGGACATTAGCAATGTTGCCTGCGGACGCTATGATGTTTGAAACGTTGGCATATGACCCGATAACATTTCCACGGATATCAGATGATGAAACTGCTGGTGGAGTAAAAGTTGCTCCAGTTAGAAAAGCTCCGTTTCCAATGAAATATTGTTCTGTAATAATGTTTCCAGAAGCATATATCTCATCAAAATTATTGTTCCACGGAGTCAGGAAATAACTCATTATACGTTTGTTAAGATTAGATAATATGTTTTTTATTTTTTATATACAATTCTCTCTCCGACTTTAGCCTGTGTCAACTTCAAAGCATCTGTGAAAGAAGGTTTGCTCCATAGCAAATGTTTGCTCCAGAACCCCGGCGTGTGCTTTCCGGCTCTTGTCCAGTCTTCTCTTTTCTGATGTCTGATTACATATCTCTTCATGCGTGCGGGATCTTTGTGAATTGTGTAATCGCTTGCGCCAAATTGCCCGAAGTAAACCGTTTTCACTTTTTTCTTTGTCTTGTCATCCAAGAACACTGCCTTGAATTTCTTTGGGCCTGATTTCAGTTTAGTGAGTTCTACCACCATGTTTTTGTTTGTTTAAGTTTACGCGATATTTAATTATTCAAGGTCATTTTTTTCTTCCATGTGGTAGAGATAGTCAAGAAACCCTGCGCTATACTGCAAGGAACGGGCAGGGCTGAGAATGTCCTCTACATACAGTCTCTCAGATGTTTCGTTTAGCATCACGGTGGAAACTTGCAGAGCAGAACAATAAGCCACTAGTTCGCTCTCTTTTACACGACCGATGATTACGTTGTCAAACCTGACATCCCTGGTGATTGCATAGGGATACTTGAAACTGAGAACCTGACCCCTTGCCAAGTTGGAAAAGGGCTCTACAAGGTCTTCGCAGAAAACATACTCAGCGTTTGTAGTAATGCGATGATCTATTGCCTTTGCAAATTTTGCTGCAAGAGGAAGCTTTCTGAACCCAAAGATGGCGGCTCCGTCAATGTTAGCAATTGCGTGGTTATGAGGAATGCCTGCCATGTTTTTGGTGTTTGTAATTTGGGTGACCACAAAGAGAGAAGCCATAATAACTATATGATACACACATATCAGATTATTTTAAGTTAATTATGTCGATATACTTGTCATTTGACCCAGGTTTGACAAAGTATATATAAAATGCCAACAAATAAGATAAATCACTTACTTAAAATATGAACACTCCTCTCTGCTTCCACTCCATTGACACCATGGTTCCCAATGCGCCAAAGAAGCCATCTGCTCCGCTCACACTTTATCGGTCGGACTCTTATGAAGTTGAAGAATTTCTTGCAGCTGTATCGAATTATCATCCTGCTGATGCAATTATCACGTCTGGCAACAATGATCTAGAAGACACCGCGAGTTCACAACCAAGCATCAAGCGCAAAGTGATTAAGTCTATCATGAAGTGCTTTCGTGCCTAAACATCAAAACCTATGTAAATAATATCAGTTGTCTTATTCTTCAAAACATCGTTCACGGCTTTGATAACAGCATCAAATCGTTCAGCACGAACTCGTTTGGCAGCGACACCCCAAGGGTTCTTGTGTTTTGTGGTGGGATTCACGCGGACCCAACACACATCTGTATGTGGGTATTGTTTGAGAAGTTCAGCGGACACCATATGCATTCGAGACTCATCACAAGCATACCTTTCGTGGCCGTTTTCATCGACCTCAAGACACACGGTGATACCATCGCCAAACACAATGCCATCCAGACGCGCAAATTTCTTGGCCGTCTCATTGGTGTCGTATTTAACGATGAATTCCCTGCGTTTTACATCAATCCTTCCAGCAATGTGCTTGAAGAATGCGTTTTCATACTTCTTGCGCGTTTCGCGCCGAGAGTCATCGGGGTCACATGACAGACAATACTGACATGCTGATGCAAGATGATAATTACCTGGACACTCTACACCATTGTATCCAGGGCATCTCTTGCCGATGACATTTACCATCCCTGGCGTCTTACACTCAGCGCAACAAATCCCCACGGTTTCTCCTGGGAAATTGAAACTTGGTTGCTTTCCACATGAACATTTCTTGCTAGCAACATTTACCATCTCAGGAGTCTTGCACTCAACGCAATAAATTCCCATGGTTTCTCCAGGAAAATTAAAATTTGGTCGCGTTCCGCATGGACATAGCTTGCTCACAACATTTACCATCTCAGACGTCTTGCACTCAGCACAACAAATCCCCACGGTTTCTCCTGGGAGATTGAAACTTGGTTGCGTTCCGCACGGACATAACTTGTCCTTGACATTTACCATCTCAGGAGTCTTGCACTCAACGCAACAAATCCCCACGGTTTCTCCAGGAAGATTGAAACTTGGTATCTTTCCGCACGGACACTTCTTGCTCACTACATTTACCATCTCATCAGTCTTGCACTCCTTGCAACAAATCCCCACGGTTTCTCCTGGGAAATTGAAACTTGGTCGATTTCCGCATGGACATTTCTTGTTGACAACATTTACCATCTCGGACATCTTGCACTCAACGCAACAAATTCCAACAGTTTCTCTAGGAAAATTGAAACTTGGTCGCGTTCCGCACGGACATAACTTGTCCTTGACATTTATCATCTCAGACGTCTTGCATTCCTTGCAACAAATTCCCATGATTTCTCCTGGGAGATTGAAACTTGGTATAGTTCCGCACGGGCACTTCTTGTTCTTGACATTTACCATCTCATCAGTCTTGTGCGCTTTACACCATCTGGGTTTGAGACCTTTGGTGTTGTACAATCCTTGTTTCCTGCACTCTGGGTGTTTGCAAATTGTCATTTGTATATCACATTTTCAGTTCATTTATATATTAAGAGTGTCGATATGAATAAATATATTGGGATAAGATAAATGAAGACGCATCCTGTAAAGACGTCCCCATATAAGATGTCACCAAAATTGGCTGGTGGTCCAGAGAGTCATACTTTGCCAAAGGGACGTCTCAGCCCGAGAGAGAACCTGCCAATTCCTGGCGAGGATTTTGCAAGAAAGACAAAGACAACAAGAGATAATATGACGTTTGTAGTCTCAAAGTACGGAAAACGCATTGGAGGTGGGGTCAATGGCAAGGTGTACGTGGCAAAGGTCACTTTGCCACTCATTGCCAAGTTGAAAGAAGGCATGCAATACGGCGGTGGCAAGGTGTTCTATGAGTTTCCCAAAGTTGGCTCGATAGTCATCATCAAAGAAGTGAGGCAGCAAGGACGGATGAACGACGGGCACTTCATATCCGAAGCAATCCGTGAAAACACAGTTCACAAGAATCTCACCGACACGCCCTCATGTGCCAGAGTCCCTGGTGCTACAAAACCAGCATGCATATCAGATAATGTTCCAAAGTTCTACTTGAGTTATATTATCAAAGGGGGGAAATTAGCACAGCACACTGCGATAACCGTGATGGACCCGGCCGGGACAGTCAGCCTTGCTAAGTTCTTAACCATGTTGCCAAACAAATCATATATGGCAAGACTTTATGTGAATGTGGAGCAAATTGTGTGTTCTCTATGGCTTGCGGGTTATGTACACGGCGATTTGCACCGCGAAAACATTATGATAGATTCTTCTACAGGGAGGGCAAAATTGATTGACTTTGGCTTTGCGATAAGAATGCCAGACAACTTCCCTGCTCAAATTGGCAAGGATGTATCTGACATGGTGTCAGAGGGGTCAAACAGGTCATTTGCTGAGATATGGACGGAGAAACAAATCAATGGCAAGCAAACTCTGGTGGATTATTCTAACAGAATCATCAAGCAGCGTAGTTTCCCCTGGTACAACCCAGATTACAAAGTTCTCCAGACTCTGTGGAATCAGATCCCAGCAGATGACAGAGCAAAGCTGCCACAACTGCGTTCTGACAAGTGGGGCATAGCCATCAAAGATGTAAAAATGAGTCCAACAAATAGCCTTGAGAGTGGAGAAATCAGAGTTACACCAGTGAAGAAGAAAACTCCGTGGAAACCTCGTGATGGTAAATACTGGGCAGATGAAGTAGATGAAGAATCTCCCTCTAGTTATGCAAGTGCCAAATCTGCCAGAAGTCCTACTCCTGTATCTAAAAGATCGCCAGCTCCTGTTTCAAAGAAGGAACGAACCCCAAGTCCAAGTCCATACTCGAAGGCAACTGTGCCAATTTCATTGAAGGAACGCACTCCACCCCCAGCTCCTGTTTCAAAGAAGGAACCTGCTCCAAACGCGACATCCCTTGACAAAGTTAATTCCAAAGGTCGGAAAGTGTTCCGGGACATAATGGGGCGCACGTATGTGGAGCAAAATGGAAAGAAGGTGTATGTAAAGAAACTATTCACGCCA